ATATGTCGGCGCAAGCTCCGGTGGGAACCACCCTTGCGCTACTGGAGCGCCAGCTTAAAGTGATGACGGCTGTGCAGGCCCGGGTGCATTTCGCACTCAAGCAGGAGTTAAAGCTCCTCAAGAACATTATCCGCGACTACACCGACCCGGATTACAGCTACGAGCCCGAGTACGGCGACCGCAAGGCCAAGCAGGGCGACTACGACTTGGTGGACTTGATCCCCGTCTCCGACCCCAATGCGGCCACCATGAGCCAGCGCGTCATCCAGTACCAAGCCGTTATCCAGATGGCGCAGATGGCTCCGGACATTTACGACCTGCCACAGTTGCACCGTGGGATGCTGGAGATTCTTGGCATCAAGAACGCCGAGAAGCTGGTGCCGATCGAGGAAGACATGAAGCCCAAAGACCCCGTGTCGGAGAATCAGGCAGCGCTCAAAGGCGAGCCGATGAAGGCGTTCCTGTTCCAAAACCACGATGCGCACATCCAAGTGCACATGATGATGCTGCAAGACCCAACAATCCAGCAGTTCATTGGCCAAAACCCGCAGGCCCCCAAGATCATGGGTGCCCTGACCGCGCACATCGCCGAGCACGTTGGGTTCAAGATGCGCCAGCAGATCGAGCAGCAGTTGGGCATGCCCCTACCACCCGAGGACGAGAAGCTGCCTCCGCAGATTGAGATCGCCCTGTCGGGCATGATGGCCCAAGCCGCCCAGCAGGTCTTGATGCAGAACCAAGCCAAGGCGCAACAAGCGCAGGCCCAGCAGGCGCAGCAAGATCCGGTCGTCCAGATGCAGATGCAGGAGTTGCAGATCAAGAAGCAGGACTCCGATACCAAGATGAAGAAAATCATGATGGACGCTGCTGCCAAGGCAGACGAGCAAAAGCTGCGCGAGCAAGAGGTTGCAGGCCGCTTGCAGCTTGATGCACTCAAGGTGGGTGCCCAGATCAAAGAAAGTCAGGCCAAGACTCAGTTTGAGCAAGAACGTGCCGGTGTCCAGATGGGCGCCGACATCGCAAAGAACAAAGCCCAGTTGGCTTTGCAAAACCGTGCTGCCGTGATGCAGAACATTAACCAGAACCAACCGAAAGGGCCAACCAGTAAATGATTCAAGACTTCGCACGCGTATTGCGCGAAAAAATACGTACCGACATGAACAACTACGCCGATGACTTGGCGGGCGGTATCTGTCGCAATTTTGATGAGTACCAAAAACTCTGTGGGGTTATCTCGGGTCTAGCCCTTGCGGAGCGTTATCTTCTTGACCTGCTTGAGAAAGTTGAAAAAGCCAATGAGTGATCTTGATCTCTCCCCCGGTGCGTTTGCACTGCCTGCCATCCAGCAAATGGATGCACCTGAACCCGAGGCTACGGCTGAGGAAAAAGCTACCCAGCTTCCCACCCCGCAAGGTTGGCGAATACTGTGTGCTGTGCCTGAAGTGGATGCAAAGATCCAAGGCACTGAGTTGGACTTGGTTAAAGCAAGTTCAGTAATGCGCCAAGAGGAGCACTCGACCAGCGTGTTGTTTGTTCTAAAAGTTGGCGCTGACGCGTACAAAGACACCGCCAAGTTCCCCACAGGAGCATGGTGCCAAGAAGGCGACTTCGTGCTTGTGCGTGCTTACTCCGGTACCCGATTCAAAATTTTCGGTAAGGAGTTCCGTCTCATCAACGACGACCAAGTTGATGCTGTTGTGCAAGATCCTCGGGGAATAACCCGCGCTTGAAGGAGTAAATATGGCTGATGAATTTAAATTCCCAGACGAAATCGACGACAGAGTTACGGTGCAAACCGATGGCGATGACATCGAGATCGAGATTGAGGATGACACCCCCGAACGGGACAGAGGCCGCAAGCCGCTGGACAAGGAGGTAGCTGATCCGACCGAAGAAGAGATTGAGTCGTACTCCGACAAGGTAAAGAACCGCATTAAGGAGTTGACCCACGCCCGTCACGACGAGCGCCGGGGCAAAGAATCCGTTATGCGGGAAAAGCAGGAGCTTGAGCGCCTTGCACAGCATTTGGTTGAGGAAAACAAACGCCTTAAGCAAAATGTATATACAGGACAGGAAGCTGTCATCGTTGGAGCGCAACAAAAAGCCGACTCGGAACTGCAAACAGCCCGCCGTAGGCTCAAGGAAGCGCAAGAATCCTTTGACACAGACGCCATTGTCGAGGCCCAAGAAGCCGTAATGGACGCCAAAATCCGGGTTGAGCAGACTAAAAATTTCCGCCCAGCCCCTTTACAAGAGGACGATTTTCCTGTACAAACGCAACAAACCCAGCCCCAAAAGGCTCCTCCGGACGAACAAACGCTGCGCTGGCAGGCTAAAAACCAGTGGTTTGGAGTAGACGGGTTTGAGGAATACACCAGCTATGCGCTAGGGCTGCACAAAAAACTAGTACAAAACGGGGTTGATCCCCGCTCTGCCCAATATTTCGAGCACATTGATGCTCGCATGAAGTCGTCGTTCCCTGAATTATTCGGTGGATCACGAGAAAAGCCTACGTCCGGTGAGTCCCAACGACGACCTACGACAGTGGTTGCCTCCGCAACTCGTTCTACGAGCGGCGGCTAAGTCAAGCTAACGCAAACGCAAGTAGCGCTGGCAAAGAAATATGGTTTAACCCCGCAGCAATACGCTGCTGAAGTAGTGAAATTGGAGAGACAAAATGGCTGAAGTTCAAAACCGTACAAATCGTGATCTCGTGTCACGCGAAAAATCTGCTCGATACGTTTACAAACCGTCGAGCACACTGCCAGACCCAACACCTGAGCCCGGATTCACGTATCGCTGGATTGCGACACATATTCTCGGCCAGTCCGACCCGACCAACGTGTCTCGTAAGATGCGCGATGGCTACGAGCCGGTGAAGGCGGCAGATCATCCGGAAATGATGATTCCCGGTAATGAAAAGACAGGTAATATTGAAATTGGTGGACTCATGCTCTGCAAGATCCCCACCGAGAAAGCGATTGCCATGTCTGAGTACTACGCCGGGCAGAACCAGAACCAGATGGATTCAGTTGACAACAACTTTATGCGACAAAATGACCCGCGCATGCCGTTATTCTCAGACCGCAAGTCTTCGGTAACGCGTGGCGGATTCGGAAATGGTATTAAATAAGGAGTCCTTAAATGGCTTATCCGGTTATTGATGCCCCCTACGGGCTAAAGCCGATCAATTTGATCGGCGGTCAGGTATTTGCGGGTTCTACTCGTGAATTCCCGATCACTAACGGTTACAGCACGACGATCTTCTACGGTGATTACGTAGGACTGTCTCGTGGTGAAATCGTGCGCTTGTCTGTGTCTACTGGCACGGCTGGCAATCAAACAGGTATCTTCTTGGGATGCCGTTATACAAACCCAACTACCAAACAGTTGACTTTCTCGCAATACTGGCCCGCATCTACTGCGGCTGGCGATGCAGTGGCCATTGTTTGTGATGACCCTGATACGGTCTTCAAAGGTGTGGTTTGCTCCGCTACTACCGCTGTTGCTTCGGGCGCGCGCGCCATGATTGGCCAAAACTTGGCCATGATTAACAACACAGGTAGTTTGATTAGCGGTGATTCCAAGAACGCAATCTTGGCTCCTAATGACACTCCTGCCACCACCTCATCCCTACCCGTTCGCGTGGTTGGTTTGGTGCCTGACACGGCTGTCTCGCTTGGTAATGCGACCTATACCAGCATCTCTACCGCTACTGTGACCTGCTCGGCTCTGCCGTTCGCGTTGCCTGTTGGTACTGACGTTGGTTCGTTGGACTCTGCCGGAAACTACGTTTCTGCTGGTTCGTTTGTTGACACCGCCGCAGCCGCCGGTGCTACATCGTTTATTTTGAATCAAGCTCCTGTTGCTACACTGAACACCACACTCGTGTTCGTGCAGTACCCCGAGATTTTGGTCAAGATCAACTTTGGTCAGCACCAGTACTATGCTGGCACCAGCATTGCTTAAGGAGTAACTCAAAATGGCTATTTCACGCGCACAACTACTTAAAGAGTTGCTCCCCGGATTGAACGCTTTGTTTGGTCTAGAATACGCCCGTTACGGCGAAGAGCACAAGGAACTCTACGAAACCGAGAAATCGGAGCGTAGCTTTGAAGAAGAAACCAAGCTGTCCGGCTTCAGTGCTGCACCAGTGAAGAATGAGGGCTCTGCCATTGCTTATGACAATGCGCAGGAAGCGTTCACCGCTCGGTACAACCACGAGACCATCGCCTTGGGCTTCTCCATCACGGAAGAGGCTGTGGAAGATAACTTGTACGACTCCCTGTCGGCTCGTTACACCAAGGCCTTGGCCCGCGCTATGGCGTACACCAAGCAGGTTAAAGCTGCGTCTGTTATCAACAACGGTTTCTCTTCCAACTATGTTGGCGGCGACGGCGTTTCGTTGTTCAGCACAGCCCACCCGCTGGTCTCCGGTGGCACCAACAGCAACCGCCCATCTACCAACGCTGACCTGAACGAGACTTCTCTTGAGAATGCCGTTATCCAGATCGCCGCTTGGACAGACGAGCGTGGCCTGCTGATTGCCGCTAAGCCCCGCAAGCTGATTGTTCCGCCTGCTCTGATGTTCGTTGCTACCCGTCTGTTGGAAACCAGCCTGCGCGTTGGCACTACCGACAACG